CCCGTCATCCTCTGTGCTTCAGGGAGGGACAATGACTATGCCCACGATGGTATATCTCACCAGAGTGAGGATGTAAGACAAATCCTTGACTGCCTTCCTAACATAACACAGCACTATCCTATGGACAAAGAAGAGATACCAGACCTTATGCAAAAGCTCGTGGATGCAAAGACTCCACAATTTATTTCATTGAAAAGATGAAGACAGAACACATCATGGCTCAAGAGTTAGCCAAAATACTCATAAACTCACCCAGATCGATTATAGATAAACCATTTCCGAAAGAGTTGGAGCTGAGACTATTCAAAAAGGTATTAGAAAGATTAAAAATTATTCAATAACCTATGGCACTCGGCGCACTATTTTATCCAAAGGGTACGGATGAGAATCCTATCAAGTTTGATAACTTATTCATTCCTTACATATATAAGGAGATATACATTGAAGGGCTTTATATAGACATACTGAATACTAAGAAGGATATGACTATTATGGATTTGGGTGCAAATTTGGGGATTGTCACACAATATATGCTTAATAATGCTAAGAAGATTTACGCCATTGAGCCATCGACAGAACACTTTGAAGCTCTACAAAAGAACAAAGAATACAACAATTGGGATAATGTCGAAACATTTAACGTAGCATTTGCAGATAAAGATGGGGAGATGCAACTAAACTACCTCCCTGCAAATCGTACTAGTCACTCACTCGTAAATGATTACAAACAGGGTGGACAGACAGTAAAAACAGTTGCCTTTGATACCTTCTTTGAGCAAAACAAAATAGAGCATATTGACTTCATAAAATCAGATGTAGAGGGTGCAGAGGATCTTATTTATAGGAGTGAAGGTTTCCTAAAGGTGGCACCAAAGATAGACGCAATTATGATGGAGATGCATTATCCCACGTTCCCTAAACTAGTTGAACACATGATGTCACTTGGGTACAAAGCCAAGCGTTACGACAGTTCAGCCGTAGTTATACTTTTTTACCGATGAGAACTGTATTCTTTACCATTGTAGACGACAGGTTTTATTACCCCGTCAATACTCCCATGATGATAAACTCATTCAAGAGGTTTCATCCTGACATAGACATGGTGGTGTTCAGGCAGGATATGATAGACAAGGTATTTAAGGAGAAAAATATCAACTTTTACATGGCGAAGCCTACTTTTGCCAAACTTCTTATGGATAAATATGACCTCGTGGTGAACGTAGATGCAGACCATATCTTCCTAGATAGATGTACCGAGATACTCAAGGGTGATTATGATGTAGGCTGTCCTATCAATAAGAACGATTACGAGAATACGAGTGTAGAGAACGTGACTGAGGATATGTTCTTACAGGGTGGACTCGTAGCCTCAACAAACAAAGGCTTCTGGAATATATGGGAGCATTTCAACAAAGATGCAATGGGGTATAAGTGTAAGGAGAATGATGTGATGAACTTAGTGATATATAACGATCCTATCGTTAATCGAATGAAGCTCAAGATATTTGACAAGGACAAGGACTACTATGGTTGCAAATCTCTGGGGCGTGAGACAGAGTTCTATATCAAAGACGGAAAGGTTATGTGTCGTAAAGAACAGGTATACATGTACCATTTTGCAAAAGGTGGTATACAAAAGCCTAAACCTGAACAGCTTGGATTTTCTCAGGAAGTAATAGACTACATGAACTTTCTCGGCGGATATGGTAAATCAGTTAAATATGGCACCTTATGAATATAGAAAAAATACAGAGTCTACCCATGGTAGAGATATCAAGAGAGGATGTATTCAAGCAGGTTGAAAGGGATGACTGGATAGATGCAATCAAATACAGAGATATCATAGGTTCCTTTAGAAATGAGGAAAAGATTGAACGCGGATGCACATCGGAAGCACGTTATATAACACCAATAAAATGATATACATAGCAGAAAGCGTAACCCCATATCACCCTGACAAAATCTGTGACCGCATATCAGACGCTATCTTAGATGAGTGTCTCAGACAAGATCCAATGAGTCGGGTGGCTGTAGAGACGATGGGTGGACATGGTGAGATATTTCTAACAGGTGAGATAACCACTAAAGCAGAGGTGGACTATGAGCAAGTAGCGCTCAAGGTCTACGGTAGACCCGCTAAGGTCTACACTCATATCACTACACAATCACCTGAGATATCACAAGGAGTCAATACAGGCGGTGCAGGGGATCAGGGGGTAATGGTGGGATATGCGTGTCGGGACAATGAGGCATGGATACCCAACGAACTATATCTTGCACGGGAGATTTTAAGTCCTTTTGATACTGATGGAAAGAGTCAAGTGACTCTGGTTGATATGTTTATGGACAATGTGGTTCTCTCGGTCTGTGGTAAGACACCAGACGAGCTACATTCGTACCTGCATGACAAATACCCAGGGGTTAAATCCTACTGCAACAATACAGGTTCATTTGTAGTGGGAGGTTTTGACGCTGATGCAGGGCTTACAGGGAGAAAGATAGTTATTGACGCATATGGACCACGAGTACCTGTTGGTGGTGGCGCATTCTCAGGCAAAGATCCCACAAAAGTAGACAGAAGTGCAGCATACATGGCACGATGGGTAGCTTTGCAACTTCTACACACCCTCGGCGCTGACGAGGTACTTGTTAAGCTCGGATATGTTATAGGGAGCGCTGAGCCAGTGATGAAAATGGCTATCGTAGACGGTAAAGAGTCCTACTTTGGTTTTGACTGTAGACCTGAGGCCATCATTGAAAGATTCAACCTACGCAGACCAATATACCTTGAAACAGCCACTAGGGGACACTTCGGTATTAGTAGTTATCCTTGGGAACAATATGAGCTATAAACCTTATTCTATCTGGACTCCTGAATTTAACCCTCTTTCAGGCGGTATTCGTGTAATGTGGGGACTATTCGGACACCTTCTTGCCAAAGGACAGCTTGCAACCACTAACGCCTCATGGCACACCCCTTTCACTGCGATATATCCTGAGATAACACATGGCAACCCACTTAATGCTCAAAGGGTGGTGAGATATATCCTAAATAAGCCTGGAGTGATGGCTACCTATGGCGTGCCAGGACCGATGACATTTGATAAGGAAGATGAGATATATGTGTTCTCAAAGATATACGATACATTCGGAGTAGACAGCGATCATATACTCTTTCTCCCTATCCTTAATACTCATATCTTCAAAAATCAAAAGAGACTGAGGAATAAGACGTGTTACTTCGTTGGAAAGGGTAGAAATCTCAACCTCCACCCTGCAAAAGCTATAGAGATTGACGCAAGGGTGGCTATTGACCAGCAGGTACTTGCAGACACACTCAACACATGCTCGGTGTTCTATTCCTACGAGAACCCCACTGCAATGGTCGAAATTGCCCGTTTATGCGGGTGTAGAGTGGTTTTCTTCCCTCAAGGGGCATCTACTACCTATACACAGCAGGAACTCACAGACTTATACGAGCCAGGGATGGATGGGGTGTCGTTTGAGAAAGATGAGGAAAAGAAGCTCGATATACCACTTTTTAGAGACAAATATATAAACCTTATGGACACATTCACCACCAAGTTAGACCGATTTATTCATCATACACAAGTATGACCAATTTTAACAATTGGACAAAAATGGCTATAAAGCTGAGAGAGCATGCTTTCGGTAAAAAAGCCGACTCTGAACAAACTGCCATTGATATTGGCAATGTTGTAGTAAAGAAATTCAACGAAGTCCCACTAAATGAAGTGGTGATTTTTTTAATAGGTTATATGAATTTACCTTACGAAGTTTCAATTAAATATTATGATTAAAATCTTCGCACTCCCCTCACACACGTTTATAGACCGCATATCCGGTGTGGACTTTCTAAGAGTAATACAGCCCATGACACAGCTTGGAAAAAAAGAAGGATTTGAGGTGAAGGTATATAACCCTGCAAAAGACGGCTCATTTGCGTGGGAGGATATATTCCAAGAGTATGACATTATCTACTTCAACTACACGACTAACGACATAGGCTATGCAGTCATGGGATACATGGCTCAGAAGTACAAAAAGAAGCTCATATGTGATGTGGATGATGACTTATTCAATATACTCTCTGACAACTCTGCATATGAGATATTTAAGAAAGGAGCATGGGGGCTATCTGTAGTAAAGGCAATACTTGGCGATGTGGCTCATGTAACGTGTACCAATAGCCACCTCAAGCACTCCCTTATGCAACATACAAAGGCAAAAGGTATCTCGGTACTTCCAAACTACATAGATCTTGAGAATGTGTATAAGTATAGGGCTCCCTTCAAAGACAGAGGGTACTATAAAGCCCTTCACTTCGGATCGTCTACCCACTTTGCATCATTCTATTCTCAACCATTTGTAGAGGCGATGGATAGGGTGATGAAAGAGTATCCAAACTTTTCATTTATTACCGTTGGTGCATTCGTAGCGTCATTTAGGGATAGATGGGGCATGAGGTATGAACAGGGGTATGGCGATACTGACATTATGAAATGGATTGACAAGATGCCACAGTATATAGACGATGCTGACTTTATGCTGGTGCCTATGCTTGACAATGTGTATAACAGGTCAAAAAGCTCTACCAAATACCTTGAGGCTTCAAGTTTCAAGCTACCAGGCGTATATCAAAACATAAGACAATACAAAGAACTTATCAAAAATGGAGAGAACGGATACCTTTGTCAGACTGCTGATGAGTGGTACAACAGTATCACAAGCCTTATAAATAATGCGAAGATCAGACGGGAGATGGGTGAGAAGGCTTTTGAGACAATCCAAGATTGGACTATCCAAAAGAATATATCAAAGTATGCAGATGTATTGACAATGGTATAGAAAGTAGTATTATTGTATTTGGAACCTAACAAGCAAAACTTGTGGGAATGCACAATATACCTCTTGAGTAGATTCCAGGACATCGCACAGGTGTCGTGGAATTTAACCGAGAGGTTTTTTTATAACTTATTTTTCAATATGGTACACATAGGTTCATGGGGAACGCCTGATTTTGGCATTACTGAAGCTATAGGAAATTTAATAGGCGCACCTCAAACAGCTCAAGGTGGTTCAAATCTCAGCAATCAGCCTTCTACTCCACAAGGACAACTCTACACACCTGCGCCTATTAGATCACCTGGTGGTGGAAGTGCTCTTGGCGCAAGTACGGGACCAAGCGGTGGCGGATTCACAGCACCGAGTGGTGGCGGTGGCTCCCCAGCGCCTACCGGTGGACAATCGATAACTGAACAACAAGCAGTACAAATGGGACTTGACTGGAATAATCTCCCCTCTGGGTACAGTAGAGCCGGAAGCAGTGGTGGCGGAGTAGACGCAGCTGCTGAGGCAGCGAGAAATGCGATAAATGCGGGATATGACTCATATTTCTCTCAATTAGACCAAATGCTTGGTAGCATACCAGGGCAAAGACAAGGACAGGAACAGATAGTCCAAAATAATTTTAACCAGGGACTTTCTGACATTGAGGCACAAAAAGCGTCTAGTATGGGCGATCTTGCCACACAGAGACGAAAAACAGGGGAAGGACAAGTCAAATCTCTTGCTGACATCGCAGATAACATAAGAAATCTTTTCCAAACAGGCAATGTAATGCTCGGCACACGGGGAGCTGGCGACTCCAGCGCTGCTAATATGTACTCGTATGCAGTATCAAAACTCGGCAGTAAACAACGAGGCGATGTGATGGCTCAATCAAGAAGCATTGAAAATGATATCCAGGACAGAGAGTCAAAGTTAAATAACATTGTAACTCAAGAGACTGCGAAGCTCAAAACAAATAGGGATAACACCATAATCCAAGTGGCTCAGTATTTCCAAGACGCACAGAATCAGCTCCTGCAAGCAAAGGCGCAAGGGCAGCTTCAAAAAGGTCAATCTTTAAGAGATCTTTCAACGCAGATTCTACAACAGGCACAACAACAGCTCATGCTGGCTGACCAGGACTTTAGAAACAGACAAAACAGTCTACTATCATGGGCTGAGTCAAACAGTAGAAACATTGCAGAGCTTAGAAGTAACCTGGCAGGGATTGGGCAATATAACGCTCCAGGGCTTACCACGCAAAGAATAAGTGGCACGCCGACCATTGATGCACAGGGGAACATGAATGCCCCTCTTACTTATGGTGGCGGTGTATCAAGATCTGAACGAGACCAATACGGAAATCTTATACGATAAAACATATGGACTTCAATTCACTGACTAACAGAGTTAGGCAGATGTTGGGGGGAGTGCAGAAGCAAGCCCCTCAGACTTTGGCTAATCTAGGTAATCGTATAGGGGCTAATATGCAATGGGCGGGACAACAAGCCAAGCAAAACGTACCCACTGCTGTGTCTAACTATGTTAATAAGATACCGCAAGTTCAAGCGGTGCGCACACTTGGGCAAAATGTCCAGGCGTTGCCGAAGCTTATGCCACAGATGGCTTCTAATGTAAAGACTCATTTAAGGACAGATATACCCAACACTCCGATAATGCAAGCTATCCCTGGTATGCAATATGCCTCTAACGCACTAACAGCAGCTAAACTACCCAATCCCACGTTTAAGAACTTTAGCGATTCGGTCATATATGATCCGAAAGCCAAGAAGATACTCCCCATGAGCCCTATGCACCAGATGACGAGTCTTGACAATGCTCAAGATGTGGGATACCTTGTGGCTCTTCAAGCAATGGGTCAGTTGAAAAGTGTAGGAAATCTTCCTAAGAGAGCATTGGCACGTAAGTTTGCTACAGGAGTAGTTGAAGATGCTTCTGTTGCCAAACAATCCCTCCTCTCCGAAGCCAAAGGTATTGATCCTAAATCTGCCACATTACAACAACAAAAGGATATATTGAAGAATATGAGAGTCGGTAAGGGAGAATACAAAGTGGGCGAGGTATACACCCAAAAGATTATGGGCAATGATAGACCTATTGTTGTCACTAAAGTTAACCCTGATGGGAGTGTAGAGGGTTACTATACGGGAGCAATGTCACCCACAGAGAAATCGTTTGGAATAGATCAAACATCATTACAACCTGCTAAGTGGAATAATCCGACAAAGGAATTACAGATACCGAAAGAGACTATTCAGGGTGTTGAGTCAAATCCATTACTCTCCAAAGCCAGAAAGTATAAGAGTGCGGAGGAGTTTGTGAAGGCACAACCGACTATTTATCGAGGTGGTACAACTGATGGAAAATATTTCTCTACAAGTAAAACAGTCGCAAATGACTTCGCAAAAAATAGGGGTGGTTCTGTATCAGAGTATGTACTTAAACCAGATGCAAAAGTCGCCAGCTATTCAGATTTCCCTGATGCAAGATACAAAGGCATAAACGACTACAATGTAAATATCTTCTCGCAGGGCAAAGACCTAAAGACATTCCAAGACAACCTATTGGAATCTGATTATATAAAAGCTGAAAACTGGGCAAAACAGAATGGGTACGATGCACTCAAATTACCGACAGAAGGTGAAATACGAGTAATAAATAGTGGGGCTGTTAAAACCAAATCCCAACTCACCGACATCTGGAAGCAGGCTACAAAGAGAGTAGAGCCTACGACAGGAGGGCAACCAATACCAGAAAAACCACAACTATCAAAAGTTGTGGATCCTGTTTTGGAAGTGAAAGGGAAAACCCTAGAAGAGGTATTACAAACACCAGAGAAGCAAATACAGCCAATAAAACAACCGGTATTAAAAATAAAGACTCCAGTCCAAGAAGCACAAGTATTAAAAATAAAGAAAGAGAAAACAAAGGAAGCCAGTCTAGGAAATCTTCAATCATTAGATGATATTGTAGGCTCATCCGAACTAAATGTCAAAGACAAAGTAAACGCTTTAGACTATCTTAGAACCCCAGATAGGGTGCTACAAAAGCTTGGTCTCGGAAAACAGGCTGATAAACTGAAAGCTAAATACAACGACTATCTCGACCAAGTACCAAAAGAAATTGAGAAGATAACACAATGGTATAAAAGAGTGGGGGGATCAGAAGAGGCAAGTCAGCGTATATTCAAGTACCTAGATGGACAGAGTATTAAGCTAGAGGGTGAAGAGCTAAAAGTTGCAGGTGAGATCCAAGTATATCTAAAAGATTGGGCGGATAAGCTTAACCTTCCACAAGACAGAAGAATTGCCAGCTATATTACACACATCTTTGAAAAAGACTTCATTCAGAAAGAGTTTGACCCTGAGATAGCTAAGCTTATACAAGATAGGGTCCCTGGTAGTGTTTATGACCCATTCTTAGAATCAAGGCTTGGTAAGCAAGGATATGTAGAGGATGCTTTCAGAGCTTTAGATGCTTATGTAAAAAGAGCCACCAGGAAATACAACATGGACGAGGCGCTTGAGGGGTTGTCAAGAAAGGCAGAAAACTTAGATGTAGACTCTTGGAATTATGTGAAAAAATATGCCGATAGGATAAACATGAGACCAGATGATGTGGATAATCTTATAGACAATATGGTCAAAAGTTCTCCGATAGGATATAAACTTGGTCAAAGACCTGTTGCAATGACTACAAGAAAACTTAGACAATCGATATACAGAGGCACACTAGGTCTTAATATAGGCTCTGCTATTAGAAATCTGACACAAGGTGTGAATACCTATGCTCAGCTTGGTGAGAAGTACACTGCGATTGGCTACTATAAAATGGTCAAATCATTGATATCAGGAGGAAAAGAACTATCAGAGACAGGGGTATTAAGGAGTAATATGATAGAGGATAGAACCATATCTGCGGTCAAGAAGTTTTGGGAGCAGGCAGATAAAGGATTATTTTCTTTCTTTGAATTAGCAGAGAAAGTAAACAGAGGCGGTGCTTACTTCGGCGCTAAAGCAAGGGCAATAGCAGGGGGGAAGACTGAAAAAGAAGCTATACAAGAGGGCATTGAAATGGCTAGGAAAACGCAATTCACATTCGGGAGTGTGGACACACCAGTCGCACTGCAATCTGATATAGCCAAAGTACTTACACAGTTTCAATCATTTAATATCAAACAGGTGGAGTTTCTTGCGGAGATGGTTAAAGGCAAAGAGTACGCTGGCTTGACACGATGGATAGGGGCAAATATGCTTTTACTTTTTACAGTAGGAAAAGTTATGGGTTGGGATTGGAAAGACTTTATCCCATTTGGAAATGTTTTAGAGGGTCAAAACCCTATAGGGGGCTCTCCTGCATTCTCTTTAGGAAGAGATGTCCTCGCCCTTGCTTCTGGTGGTAAAGATAGATATGGGAACGAAATGACACCTCTCACTGCAGCAACTAACCTCATCCCATTTGTGCCTGGGGGTGTTCAGATATTAAATAAAACATTGCCAGGTCTGTATGATGTCAATAGAGGCTATGCTACCAGTGGATATGGAGCAGAGAAGCTGTATGACATGGCAGTAGGGAATGATAGACGTATTAAATATCCTATCCAGCAAACTCCTCGTAATTTTATACAAGCAGGTATCTTGGGTGGCAGCAACCTCCCTGAAGCACGAGAGTACAAGGAGAAAAGCAGATCGGTATTGGGAGACATTCAGTCGAAAGTGGTGCGGGAATCTGATGATAGGCTCTCTGCATATCAAAAGATTATACAAAAGCGAGAATCGGATAAAGACATTGCTGTTTTGAAAGAAAAGGCAAAGGAGACGAATAAGATACAGAACGAGGGGAGTGTTTATCTCATACCTCAGCCAGACGGGAGTATTAAAACCATAGATATGTCGTTTCAACCCAGCTATCCCGCTCTAACTGGTCAAACTGAACTAGACAAGAAACTAATGTCTCAATATAAGGGTGATATAACAAGGAAATCCAACGATATAAGAGTACTATACGAAGCAGGTAAGCTGACAGCAGAAGAGGCTGAAAAAGAGCTGAATAAGCTGATTGAGATAAAAAATAAGGTTTCAACAACCAGAGCAAAGAAGGCTCCTAAAATCACAATCAAAAAGCTCTCAGCCCCCAAAGTAGCTCGTATAAAACTAGGCAAATTCAAAGTACCAAAGATTCCAAAACGAAAGCCATTGAAAATAAAGAAGTATACTGTTAAACTATCAAAGTAAGTCTAAGGTAATACAAGTGCTTACCACGACACGCAGAGAAGCGTGTCTTTTTTTATATTCAAATCCAATCTATGACCGTAAGCCCACTAACAGAAGCCGACATCATTGACCTTATATACTCCACATACGAGGTAGACGACACTACCTGGTCCATAAGCGATGCAGAGTATCTGACTGCCAGACGACTGTGCAATGGATCAATCAGACGATGGGAATATCTTGAGGGTGTTAGATGGAACGAGCTCTTTACCACACTTACCTCTGCATCAACGGGTACAAAAACGGTAACTGCAGGAACATATGTGTACGCTTGTCCTGACGATATGCGAGTACCGCCAAAGTCAGAGGATTTTGTGAGAGTGAATGGGGAGCTATATCCGGTGGTTGCTCTCTCAAAAATCCAACAACTCGGTGACTCTATGGCTCGCTATTGTTACTTCACAGGAAACCCCAAGCTAGGGTACAAGCTCAATTTCAATACATCACTCGTATTTACCACCGGTCACACCATAGAGTATGAATACTACCGCAGTGCGACATACTTTTCTGCACCCACATCAAGCACCGAGATGAGCAATCCTATGTTCATTGTCCACGATGTGCTCTCGAGGTTATATCGAGGAGACGGAATGCTTACGGAATCACGAGACGAATTACAATTTGCAGAGAATCTGCTCCAAGAGATGAAGGCAGAAAACTTTGAAGTCATATCAGACGATGTGGCTGGCTTTGGTATATGAAAATGCAATACAGGTCAGGCGGAAGCTCTGGTCAATCACTTGTAGAGTGGGAGATAAAGAACTTCAAGGGCGGTGTCAATCGTCTCCTTGAGGAGGCTCGTATTGATACTGACGAGGCAAAGGAAGCCACTAATCTCATGCAGGTGCAAGACGGCATATGGAAGGTAAGGTGGGGCACAGGATACTACGGTGCCACTCATGCTGCTTCAATCGATGGTGCTGCTGAGTTTCTTAAAACCGATGGCACTACAGAGCTAATCACAGTTTCTAATGGAAAGGTGTGGAAATCTACCAATGGAGGCTCTTTGACTGAGATAACAGGTGCAACCTTCACCGCAGGGTTACAGTGTTACTTCATTCAAATAGCAGGATACCTATATATAGTGAATGGTACAGATGACCTTGCACGATACAATGGGACTACACTTGCGACATATAATTCACTCAATGCACCTACAGGGCTTGCAGGAGCCAGAACAGGGCTTGCTTCAGGTATTTACAATATGTATGCACAGGTGACCGCTATCAATACCATAGGTGAGACAGTGGGGTCTACCGAAGCCTCAGTTGTCGGCGGACTCAACAAACCACGAGATCAATGGACCGCTTCTGACTCAGTGACATGGACATGGAACTCTGTGGCGGGGGCTACAGGGTATCAGGTCTATATCGCTGAGAATGCAGGATATGAGACACTTCTAGCTTCCTCAACTGCCTCATCCTATGTAGATGATGGCACAGTGGCAATAAACCCCTATGTTGAGCCTCCCCTCTCCAATACAACCGCAGCGCCCAAGTTTAAGTCAATGGAGATATCGGGGAATAGAATATGGGCTACCCATGACACAGAGAACCCCTACACAGTCTATTTTTCAGGCACAGGTCAATTTATTGGAAACTTCTCTGACTTTTACGGAGGGGGATGGATAAACCTTGAAAAGGGGGGAAGAGAGCGACCTAGAAGAGTTATTCATTATCAGACAGGCTCAGGCACGGGGAGGGCTACTGTTTTGTGTTCTACTCCTGAGGGCAAGGGCGCTGTTTGGCAGATAGACATATCGTCAGCTACAGTAGGTGAAACGTCTTTTTCTATCCCCTCAGCAGTAAAGGTTGTTGGATCATCGGGCACCGACTCCCAGCTATCAGTTGTGGCAGATAATAACAATATATGGTTCTTTAACAGACGTGGAATATTCACTCTCGGACCCGAAAAGAACTACTATGGCATATTAAGAACCAATGAGATATCGTCAAGAATTAGACCATACATCAGAGGACTCATCGGTTCGCAGATTGATAAGGTGGTGGCGTACTTCTATGATGCTAAGGTATTTTTCTCAGTGCCCACAGCGGCGGCGGGGAACAATAGGATAATCTACTATGACACAGAAAGACTGAATTGGACAGTAGATTGGTCTATCGGAGCAAAACAGTTTTTGGAGTATACAGACACATCGGGAGTAACACATTTTCTCTATGTGCCTGTATCAGGTACTCGCATGATAGAGCTATCTGAGAATATCCAGGGGGATCTGGGACAGGCGTTTAATACCACATATCTTTCGGGTAGATGGCCTCTACGCAAGCTCTGGAAGGACTTTTTGAAGCTTAAAAAGGTATTTGTCAAACTCGGTACTCCCCGTGGTGCTATCAACTTTGAGGTGTTAGGCTCAGGTAAATCTGGAGGGTTTACCTCTATCGGATCGGCAACCATCACTCCCCAATACTCTATGACAGGGCTTGGATTTGACATTATGGGGGATGTTCTTATGGGCTCAACGCTTGGTATCCCCTCAACATACTCAGACTCCGCAGATCCACGATTTATTAAGGTGAATAAGAAATTAAAAGATATACAATTGCGATTAACAACCAACTCCATAGATGCGGATTACACATTACAAAGTTTTATTTTTAGCGGAAATCAATTGAGGGTGACGTCACCATCTAATTGGAAGGTTTAGATTTTTTTATTTTCCATTCGAAAATCCTATGTTCACTATTGGAAGAAAAAAGCAAGAGATTTTCAGGACGATTATCAGATCGATTGTGGTTTATATGGTGTATTACCTCGCCTTTTTTAAGAGGTCTACCAAGTTTATTTTCCATAACAATCCTGTGCTCAAGAACATAACCGGTACTATCTGCAAGAGGGTGATCTTGATTCCTAATCATAATATATCCAGTTTTCTTCTTTATCTTTCCACCCTTCCAAAAACCACTTTTTTCGCCTCTACACAAATAACCATGTGTTTTACTCCAAGGAATATGACCTTTTTTAAATTTTGTATTAGACGTGCTCGGTCTGCCAAGAAGTTTCTTACTTATCTTACTCTTCACTTGTTCAGTTCTCTTTTTTCCATACAAAGGATGGTTTTTTCCAGAATAAAACCTATGGTAGCAGGTGGGGCACCTCTTGCTATAGAAACCCACCTTACTCCTACAATCAATGCAGTATTTCATAGAGTAAATATACCAACCACATGGATACAAATCAATAGCAATTATTTATCTTTTTAACCTATGCCAGCCCTAAACACAGACTTATTAAAGAAGTCAAAAAGTCTATTCTCAACCACATTATCAACAGGTATCGGAACAGGTACGAGTGACACCATCACACCTGCCTCAGTTGCCGGACTCCCGACTGATACTGCCATCACTATCACCATAGACAGAGTAGACTCAAGTGGTGTCGCAACGCCGGCCAAACTTGAAAGGATTACTGGCGTAATTTCTGGTGGAAACCTCACATCCTATGTTCGTGGGGTGGATGGCACTACAGAGCAGGCACACTCAGGAGGTGCGGTAATAGAGATGGTCTGGAATGCAGACGATCTCAATGACATGGTTGACTGGGGACTTGCCGAACATAATCAGGATGGAACCCATAAGGTCGTTCTCACCGCAGAACACAACGCAGACGGAACCCACAAATCCACTTTAGTTACAACCCTCAAAGCGACTGGTGCAGAAATAACCACAGGGAGCGAAGATGCAAAGATAGTGACACCTAAAGCTATTGCAGATAGTGATATTCCAACAGCTAAGGCAACTGCAACAGAGGTAGCAACAGGAACAGATGATGCTAAATACACAACCTCACTTGCAGTAGCTCCCTACGCTAATAGCTCAATGTCCCGCCAATCCATAATGAACAGTGGGATGCTTGTAGCTCAACGAGGTCTCTCGTTTTCTGCACCTGCGAGCGCAACTTTTACTTTGGATAGATATAAGACTATTTTTGCACTTGACGGAGGGACAGCACCAACACTTGTACATACTCAAGCAACCCTAACGCCTGGAGATATACAAGGTCTTTATTATTACTACAACATAAATACTAACGGAGCAGGAAGCGGATATGGCAACGACTCGTATTACGATGTAGGACAGACAATAGAAGGCGGAACAAGATACTTGTGCGGGCTTGATAAAAAAGTAACGGTCTCGTTCTGGGCAAAATCAGATATAGCAAACAAGAAACTAGGTATATTCTGTACTCAGAGATATGGAACTGGTGGTACTCCTTCAGCAGTTGAAACAATAACAGGTACAAAGTTCACACTCACATCGACTTGGACTTTGTATACGCACACATTCACAACAAACACTCTAGCTGGTAAGACATTTGGCACAGCTAACGATGATTACTTAGAGTTTAGATTTAGACCTCAATATGGCTCTACTAAGGCTTCAGAAGTAGGAGATACCGTAGCTGAGACCTGGATAGGCTCAGGGAACATATCATTTACTGGATTGCAACTCTGTGCAGGTGATGTAGCTCTCCCCTTCCAACCGAAGAGCTTTAATCAGGAGCTACAGGATTGTATGAGGTATTACGAAACAAGTTATTCTTATGGCGTAACAGTTCCAACAGGAAGTAATGGCTTATACACTGTATTAACTCCACCATCTTCTACTTTTGCGACAATCGCAAATGGGCAGAGATATGGGTATATCACTTATAAGGTCAAAAAAAGAACAGATGCGACTCCAGTGGTTTATCCATACACGACCCCAACCAATACTAGTAGGGTATCTAATAACGGAGGGACTGACCAAGCTGCAAACTCCGGAGTACCTATAAATTCTTCAATGATGGGATTCTGTGTGTATAACAATTCTGCTGGGAATCTTACTGGTATATCAAATAATGAAATTATTTTCCATTGGTCAGTAGACGCTGAACTTTAACCTATGAAAATCTTAATCCATTGTGGCCATTGGGAAATAAAACATAATTGCGTAGCTTCATTACGAAGCGGTACAGGTGCGCCTGGTGAGGCGGATTTTAATTGGCGAATAGGTATGGCGCTTGAGAAGCTACTTCAAGAAGATGGACATTCAACACACCTCGATGACGCTAACACAAACTGTAAACCAAACCTATGCAATCAGGATTGGGATTTAGCTCTCGCAATACACGCTGACGCTGATATTTATGGCACAGGCGGAGGATTTGCAGACTTCCCTGAACCCTCAACAGACGGGGCAACAAAAGAAAGTCAGAGAATTGCCAAAGCCATTACAGACAGATACTTCCCCGAAACAGGGATAGTGAACAAACCCGAAAGGTCAAACAAGAATACACGCTATTATTACCTATGGAAATCACTATCAGCCAAGACTCCTTGTGTTCTATTGGAATGTGGGGTGCTTCATGACGCACATGATAAGGTTATACTCGCAGACACACAGAGGGTAGCAAAGGGTATCAGAGAGGGCATACGCAAGGCGTTTGGCTATGTAGCTCCCAAACCACCCGATACCTGCAAAGCACAGCTTGAAGCCCTAAAAAAAGAGCATGAGAAATGCTCAATGACTGCCTTAGAAAATAGCAGTCTAAAGGCTAGAGTGCTAACTTTAGAGAAAGAAGCAGGGGAGAGGTCAGAAAGCCTTAAAAAAGTCACCGAAGAACGAGATAGACTGCGAGATAAGTTATCACAAATACAAGTTATCGTAAATTAGTATGTCAGAACCATGCGACCCCGCACAGGAAATCAAAATCGTCAAGGCAGAGTTCAAGGCATTGAAAAAGCTCATAAAAGAGTATCTGGCTTCGCTGTACAAGGCAAACACAGAACTCTATCGGCAGTTGCAAAAACACAAATGAAAGGCGATTTTGGATATTTTGAAACCCTCATAAATGAAAGGTTCTCAAGTCTAAACCAGAAGTTTGACAAGCTAGACCTTTCAATCTCGGAGTCTGCGAAAACCACACAAAGGCTGGCTGAACGAGTGGAAAAACACAACATCACCATTCGTCTTTTGACGATTAGTGTCGCTGTGCTTGCACTTGTTCTCTTGAGCTATATTTCAGGAATGAAGTTGCCGATTGATAAATTACTATTACTAGCAATATAAACACATTACATAATTTATTTTCATTCTATGCAACCATCTCATCGCTGGCAGTTTAGCGCCAATGACTTTAACGCATTCATTCAAAACGCCTTATGGTTCACAGCCCCTGTTATCCTAATTTATCTTGTTTCCGTTTTAACACTGATCACCGAACCCTCACACACTATGAGTTTTGCTGATTTTGTGCCAAACGAAGCCACCAAGACTGCGGTTGTGGTCTGGGTTCTCAATCGTGCAGTTGACTTTTTCAGACGTTATCAATCAGGGAAATAATATGAGCGACATGGATTATGCCGAACATGAAGGAGGGCGTAAAAGGGTCGTAGATACCGACATCAAGGTTCTCAATGAAACTTTGCAGGAGTTAGTCCAACGACTTGCTCCACTCGCAGGTGCTATGGCTAATACAGCACAGCTTCGTGTCACTCAAACAACAGTGCCATCAACTGCTGTTACGGGACCTATGACATCAGCACAATCAATCGCTGAAAAGAATGTAGGCGGAGTTATGTATACAACCAGAGTTGCTACGGAAAACATCGCAGCTGTTCAATCAAATATTAATAATGTTGTAATAACAACCTAATATGTCATACACCGAAACCCAAAACAATAAACCAACCCTTCACAGAATGGAATGGCAGACCATGACTCCTGCTCTCAATGCTTCGGCAGCAGGTACGTTTGTTATTCACGACAACTCAAACACTCGTAGATTTTCACTATTTATGGTATCGGCCACTGTACATCAACTATATGACCACAATAATGACGACTGGTTGCAGATTGAATCAGGTGCGTTTGGAACAGCTATAGCAGCTGGGGCGTGTGGGTGTTTTAGCGACTGGTCATCGACATACACCGCTACAGGTGGCTCGACAACAACCATCACCATCAATGCAGCTGTACACAATATAAAGGGATTTGTGGTTGGTGCGACTGTTGAGTTTCTATCAGGTACGGCTGGTAATATTGGACTCAGAAGAACCGTTACAGCAATCAAACACCCTGGTCTAGCAACAGGAACAATCACTTTAACTTTAGACTCTCCTGTGACATCAGTAGCAAACAATGATACTTTCAGAGTTTCTTCGGGTACGTTCTTTGCGCTTATGCCTGGTACTTTGGGGGCTACTTCATTTAGAAAATATGACATTGCTACAGGTACATGGACTTCTTGCACACAGACTGGACTCCCAGCATCGTGGGGGACTGATGGCAGAATGGTCACTCCTGGAATATTAGGAGAATCTTACGACTCAGGCACGGCTACATCAGGAAGCGCCACCACACTTGTTGACTCAACAAAGGCATGGACTAATGACCAATGGATTAACTACCAAGTCAGAATAACTGGTGGAACTGGTCAGGGTCAAATAAGAGTCATTACCGATAACACCGCCACAGGACTGGTTTTTGCTAGTGGAGCAACTATAGATGCCACCTCTACCTACGTTATCGAGGGCGATGAGAACGCTATTTATTTGCTTGGAAACAACGCAGTAACAATGTATAAGTATTCAATCTCGGCTAACTCGTGGGCGACAGTAGCCCCGACTACCGCCAGAGCAGGTGCAGCGGTGGCAGGTATGAGTGCAGACTTCGTAGGTAAGACAGGTGATGCAACATGGGCAGATATTACCGATATTAGGGATGGAAGATACATTTACTCTCTCAGAGGTGGAACTGCGGTACTTGATAGGTTTGACATATCAGGCGGTACGAATGGGGCAGGTGCATGGGGGGTCATAGCTTACAGTCCTTTACTTGCTACTTTTGCCGCAGGTAGTTCAACCGACTGGGCTGGCAACTTTCTATTCATATCCAAAGAGGGTTCAGCAACAGTGGCTCAGAAAACATATAGATTCAACCTGATTGAAAACAACATGAAAACTCTGGCTACTGACTTCTATCTTAACGGAGCTGCTGTGATAGGAAACAAGATGTGGATTCACTATCTGTCAGAAAGCAAAGTCATTTATTGGATATATCAACTAGGTTCAACATCAACGAATTTAAGAAGAATTATGGTTTTCTAAATATGCAAATAGCACCACAACCTTATCCGTACTCAGATGCGTCTGTAAGAATCTATGGTTACAGGTCGTCTGACGCTACGTTTCAACCTTTGCGACTAGATAAAGCTACAAACTCGATTCAAACTATTGATTATGCTCACCATGAGATACATTCGGGCAGTCATTTCTTTGTTGTTGGGGTGCAGGATTTATCAATCAATCAAGTCCTAGACTTTACATGGGTCATGCCCAACACGACCAAGTGGATACATTGGCTGTGGAAATTCGATACCGAGTCGGAAACTGCTTGGTATGTTTATGAGAATGCGATCATAACCATTCTCTTTGACCTTGTTGTAAATGTTGAACTCATCCGTCATTACCTGACTGCCCTTGGCAACCGAAGCATTGATGATGGGTTGGATAGTCCTGATTTTGACGTTCTCAACCACCTCGGCTCTTGCCCCCACCTTGACGCTCAACCATGCCGAAAACTGGCGTTTTCTTGTCAGCTCCACGACCACGCTTCCCCTTCTGCTTGCCACCCATGTAGGTTTCATCCAGCTCAACTGTTCCAGATAACGGGGTTTTCATTTGGGCGAATAGCTTTCTAATCTGCTTCGCCATTCGCCATGCTGTCTTGTAGGTCACTCCAAGCTGGCGTTCTAACTCTTTTGCAGCCACCCCGTTACGACTCGAGGCAAACAAGAACATGGCATGAAACCAGAGCGTGAGTGGGGTATCTGACTTGTGGAATATCGTTCCAGAGAGCGGAGACACCGTAAAACCGCACGAACAGTCAAACCGCTTGCGAGACTCAATTAGGTAGAACTTACCCGTTTTTTGGCACTTAGGACACGCCCAGGACTTGCCATAGCGGTAATCAAACATCGCTTGGAGGCATTTACTGTCGGTATTGAACTCCTTGCGGAGTTGCTTGAGTGAGTAGTGTTTCATTTTTTGTTTTTCCATCTAGCCAGATGTATCCTCTCAGGTATATAGTCACTGCCTGGTCGATAGTTTTTATGCAACAACTCTTGTTCTTCTGCTGGTATCTGAATATAACAAGGTTGTCCTTCTTTTGCTGGACACCAAGGACAAGGGATGTCTTTAGTTAGCTCTTGAACCTCAGGACTCACGCAGTAGACTACACCACTTTCAATATCTTCTCCTTTGACTTCTTTTATTTCGTCAGTTTTTTTCATATAGTCTTTCATAGCTTTTTAATGCTTCTTCTTCCTCTTTTTGAACTAAGGCTTCAAAGTCATCTATTGCCTGGTTGTAGCCCTCGGCTCTCAAGTCTGTTACTTCTTTGAACCCACCACTTCCTTGATGTTTTTTGAGTCTTTTATTGGTAAGAAGCTCACTAAGCTGATACCTTCGACCAATCATCCAAGAGTAGTTGACTAGTTTTTCAACCTTCTCAACTACTTTGTCTGCGTCCTCACTCATAAGCCAGGTGCTTCCGCTTGGGTCATTGGGGTCTTGATAGACAAGCCCCTCGCTCTTTAGTGCTTCAAAGACGTTTAGCATAGTGCCTCCACTCTAGCTAATACGGCTCTGTCGCCGCTTACAATGCGGTTGATTGTCCACTGCATAAGCTGTTGGTCGTTTGGGATAACCTCATCGGTTCCAAAAGACTTTGCTACCTGGATGAGGATTTCCTCTGGTGGCAGAGTAGAGCTGTCTTCCATAAAATCAGCTCTCTGTTCTTGTTCATCTTGGGATAGTTCGTCCCAGTTGCGTGTGTCTAGTTGGTTGTTCATAAAACCCTCCTTTATTTGATAACAAGCCAAGTATAGCTCATTATCTACCTGTTGTCAAGGGATAGTTACCTAAGTTAATTATTATTTTCTTTATAACTATGGACAAACAACCAGATACGGTTGAGGTTCAAGAGACTCCAAAGACCGAAGCTCAACTAGCTCAGTCTTTTGTTGACGCTTACCAAACATTGTGCGAGAAGCATGGCTTCCGCATCGTAGTATCACCAACATGGGTAGCCACCAATCATGGCTCCTTTGAAATGACGCTACAGCAAACAGTAGGGAGGCTTCCTCAGAAATGACCGAAAGTAGAATCATTCCTGAATTAGAAAGAGACTACTGGCGCACATGGGCTGAACAGCTCTCTGCCCCCGCAGGTACGATTTATGACGCAAAAAGCTACAACGCATGGTGGGCTACGCAGATTTAGGTGATTTAAGCTTAAACCTCCCGTCTAAAGTTGCTCTCTTAAACCAGATCCGAATAATCACAGGAGGAAGTTTCAATCGTGAGGCTATCTCATGAAGATTAAAACCTTTGTTCTTGAGTGAGTGAGCTTCTTTGTAGAGGGATTCAATGTCCATTAGTGGGCGAGTAATAGAACACAATATGGTGTATCACACTTAATACATGCTTCAGTATACGGATAGTCAAGGTTTTCCTTATGCAAGGGAGAGTGTATCCATTTGGACATAATCTCACTCTCATGAATGAACCCACGACTAAGATTTTCACCGATTTTGGTATAGCTTGCATATGCCACTCTTTCATAAAACTTGTCATGTGAGAAGTCTGTCTGCATGTCCTCTAATCTAATAAGTGCGATTGAACAAAGTTCATCAGACTTGGTTAGAATGGGTAGGTTATTATTCCCTCGGTATCCGTTGAGGTGAACAAACAGCGTATCCTCATTCACATCATCAAGAACAGCAGGGGGTGGGGCGGGGTACTCCTTCGGCTCAACGCTTCCTAAATAGAACACAGAGGCCACAAGGAGTATGAATAGTACTATGATTTTATATGACATGCTCAATATAATGAACTGCTACCTTGTTTTTGTAATCCCTTCTCACTCTCTTTGCGAGCTTCTTGGCATACGCCCTGACTTTGGCAATGTCTTTGAAATACTTGGAGTATTGATACTGCGATAGTCTTGAAACAATGTCAGAATAATCCCCACTCGCAACGAGCAGGAAGCCATCTGTTTCTTGATAAACGTCAATGGCGTGGGTCATTTGATTTATTCAGTAAACGATTCAACAACTCTAACTCCTTTATAGACTCTACTTTCATATTTTTCCTAGCCTGCCTAAAAGCCTCTTGTATAACAATTCCTATATTAGAACTGTGCATATCAATCAACATTTTCTTGATAATCCTAATTTTTTCTAAATCATTAAGTGTCTTTTTCATATCTACTCCTTTTTACTAATTGTTAAGGGGGACATACTTCCTCTGAGTGGTAAAGTAATCGTAAAAGTTCCTCTAATCTTCATCTTTTTGTATTTATTGTTCAGGTCATTCATTATCTTAACCATGCCTTTGAATGTGCGAAATCCCTTTCTTTTTGTAATGAGTCCATCATCAAAATCTACATTTTGTAGTCCACATGGCTCAATATTCCTACCAACTGTAGCTTTGAATGTCACAGGTAGGTTTATACCTCCACAAAAGTCAGCAAATTTTGTTTCTACTTTTCTATATTTCATTTTATCCCTCCCTCCTTCTCTCGCAGGGTGGCGAGTAAATCTAGTAATTCATTCAGACAGTCCAACTCTTCAACATTTCCATGAAACATACTTTTTATTGTCCACTCCTTAATTTTCTCTATCACCTCTCTTGCCACTTCTCTCTTGGCGAGTTCAAGCTCTTGGGCGATGAAGGCTAGTATCTCGGGAAACTGCTTTCCACCACAATCAGGATTACTACAGCTTCCATCACATATACTGTTGTCAAATAGAAATGCTTTCCAACGAGATTCCAACGTTTCTTTTGGTGTGTATTCTACTCTATCTACTAAAATGTTTTTACCCGGATGTGGTGTGTCTTTAGGTTTAGCCCATCTATCCACCATGTTTGGGGCAGGACTATCCCAACTTCCGTTTATGATTGGTGTGTCTTTGGTAGGTGTCATAACTCTAAATAAAACTTATAAACAGGTTGGAGATGGCAACGATGGAGTTAGTTTGATAGGCTCGTCAGCCTACCCAGCGCATATTGCTAACCCTAATGCCTTTTTACTGTCACCATCTCCAATCTATTTGTAAATGTTCTCATTCCTGCTCCCCAAGATTGAGAAGCAGAGTGAGGTCATTTCTTTTTCTTCACCGCTTTTTTCGCTTTGGCAGTCTTTGCTCCCTTGAGCTTGCTGACCTTTTTTACTTTCTTCATATGGTTTGGGGAACTTATAATGTCGTTCAGCTTTTTCCATGCTTCCTCTTTAATATCGTCAGGCATATCGGGGTCGTTCATCAAGTTCAGACATCTGCGCATTGATTCAAGGTTGGTCATTCTTTCCAATATGTGAAAATGAATAATATCCAAATCACTCCGTCTATCCATGAAGGCTCTCCCACAAATAGATTTATGAACACCATAAACATTGACAAAGCAATTATCCAAGCATTCATTGGTTTTCCATTGGCAGTCTTATAGATTAGGTATCCTAAGATTACAAAAGGTAACATCTGCATACCTGTCATTCCTGCCATTATGGATAGAATAAGAATGGCTACTGTGGCGATCACGAGTGCTTTCTGTGACATTTTCATAGATTAAAACCAATTATTTGTAATATGAAACTCCCATGCTTTCAACGGCGAACCATAACGATTGGCAATATAGGTATCACACCATTCGAGCTGACACATAAGCGCTTCAGGTGATAGCTCACATGGCATTTTTGTATGTGGATATGCCTGACATATCCCCCCTGCGCCTATCTCATTCAAGGCAGTTGTGCGATATCCGGACTCCTTTTTAAGAATGTTGTCGAAAGCCACGACCTCATTTTCTGAATACTTTTGAGATAGCCATTCAAGAGCTTTCTGTCTATTATCAAATCCCTCATCGGTCAAGAACTTAGGAAACGACTCCACAGTACCCGAAATCTTTATTTTTTCGCCCTTTCCTTGAACTTTAGGGGTGGGGGAGGGGGTAACTACCTCCGTTGGTCGCATGTCGGGGTATTCCTGCCAAAACTCGTCAATAAAACGTATCCCCTCATTCGCTTTCTGTTTCATGAGGTTGTGTTTGTATTCTTTCACCTCACTCCGATAAATGATCATCTTTTGAGTGGATATCACTATGGGTGATTGTATGTATTCAACTTTCATAGCCCATTGAATTACATAGGCTAACACCATAGCTAACACAATTACCACACCTAACAAGGTTAATGCTACTGTGGATTTTTTCATTTTATAATTTTCTTAACCAACTTATATTGAAAATACCTCGTACCTTCAACCAAATCTCTTTCAACATGATCCGGGAAATCTCGGTATATTTCCGACAATCTCGCTGGTGCCTTATATGAAAGAAATACCTGTCCGTCAATTCCTTTCCGTACTCCTACATAAAAGTAGGAGGGTTTCCATTGTTTCAGGTTTGCCTGCATTACCTCTAAAACCTTTCTTGTTTGAGTTTTCATTATTCAAAATATAATTTATAAAATAGGCTAGGACTTACACCTCCGATTGCGTTTCATTCACCGATATTTGTGTATCAGCTACTACGTTTCTTCTTATGGATTTATCGCCTAGCCCTGTCCCCTTTTTAACGTGCGGTATCTAGTTTAATAGTAACACATATAATACCATTTGCAATAGGCATTTTATCCCTATACATCAACCTTTTTTGACTTATATTGTTTTCGTGTATCTAACCATTGAGAAACAGTATCGGGTTCAAAGAGATTTATCAAACGAGTGCCAAACTTCAACTGTTTTTTATATACCTTCAAACTTCCGTTTCTTACGGCACGAAATATTATCTGTCGTGCATACCCCTCCGATCTTCCCTCTTTATCAATAATCATCTTCACGACTATTCCTGTTTGAATTAAAGAGCTCATATTAGAATGGTATGTCATTAGGATTTACAACTTCTTTTGAAACAGGCATATCATCACCACTCACATCAATATATCCCTTTTCAGTTGACGTGAGTTTGATTGTTTTACCCTCTGCCAACCTAAAGAAATCATTGGGAACTTGGCACATGTCAATTATTTCTTGCTCGGTCTTTCCGGTCTGATCAACTAACTGCATAATAAGCCTATTAGTTGCCTTGCCTTTTTCTTTCGGGTCTAAAGACAGATTGACAATAAATATCCCACCATTCACATCTACCTTAACAGATAGTGTTGTGTAGGGGTTTCCTGCCTTTGATGTTTTCTCCGCAAAGATGAACTCTGCAATTACTCCCTCATACTCACCTTGCGGTAAGGTTTTTTTCACTCCGTAGAATGAAAAGTTTTTTGGTACTTCCATAGTTATATAGAACTGATAATAGAATTGTAATACTCTGTTGCTAGAACGTGTTTAGCTTTTATCATTTCGATCTTTGACTCATCCCTTAACACTTCGAATATCTTTACTCGTTTCTCTTTCGGGATATCGTTGTAGGTCATGTTTTGTCTTACTTTTTCCTCTAACTCTCCATATTCATGTTCTTGTTCCTTGAACGTATTAGTCATATAGCACATACGCTTTAACTCATCAAAGATAAGATGTTCGGGTGTATTCACTAAACAATATGCCAATTCGGCTCTAGATTTATTAGCCAGCCACATATAACCTGTAAGTTGCCATGCATAGGCGGAGTCCAGATCTGCTTTGGCAAACGTGAATAGATTAAAAGGTGATTTGATATCAGTTACGCAATCGTCAGCCTTCAAGTCTAGTGTGCCAGTAATAAAATCATTCTCTAGGTGTTCTCTATTTTTGATATAGAGTTTACCTTTCACATCTGAAAGTAGGGTGATTGACAATTCCTCAACCTCTCTACCTTTCTGCATTTCCTTTGAGTCGATAATAAGTTCGCGGTTATATTTCTCCCGGATAGCCATTTCAAGGAGTAAAGACTTTGCATCTTCTGATAATGCCTCTCTAGGTTTCTCCCAACCCCCCATGAATCTTCCGAGTGATGAACAACGTATTTTCATTTTGTAATAATTCATTATAACAAATATATTATAGTTGTAAATAGGCAAATTAGCTTACTCTATCAATCTCTTTCAACTTTTCAGCAATAAGTATTCCGTATTCCGATGTATGTACTCCCTCCGCTATGAGCTGGCCTTCAATGCTTGTCAGTTGTTCAGAAGTAGTCGAATTTGCGATAAATTGCCGTATTCTAGCGTCTTCGGGTGATTTGAGGTTGTCACCCCCCTCAATGTATCTCGGAGTGAAGTCTAGGGCGTTTTTTCTGCCAATATCTCTACCAAATAGCTTCCCGATATGTTCAACAGCGTCTTTAATGGCAAATGATTTAGCTGCAGGCAATCCAATCTGTATCGCATTTGCTCGAATGGTTGAGATTGAAAGTGCTGTGCCTTTCTCTGATTGAGCCGGGACTGCCCCTACTCCGTCTTGAAATCTCATCTCTCTGCTCAAAGGATCCCGATAATGGACACGAACTGTTACTGCCACAGAGTTTAAGATTTGTTGAACCTGTAAGACTTCAACATGCCAATCTTGAAACAGCATGGTCATCGTGTTCTCGATTATTTCAATCGGGATATACTCAATATTTGCAATCGGGTGAACCTTTACCCATTTGGAGGGTGGATTTTGATTAAGAACTTTTAGAAACTTATCTCTATCCGCCTGTTCTTTTGCAATCTTTAGATTTTTAAGATTGACATACGATACGAGTGATGTGTTCATTTTTTGAAATACAATTTATAAATAATACAACCAACAATAATATATAAGATTATGAAATCGTAAAATAGGTTCATAGTCCGGGCTTGAGTAACCAACTTTCAATATTTTCCGCTTCCGTAAGCATGTGGTGATATGTGAGCATTTTCCTTGTCGCACCACAATCAGAGCAGTACAAAGTCTCTTTTTCGTAATCAACCATGATTGTATGCGTACAATCATTACAAAGACAAATGGTGGTGTGTTCTATGTGCATACCTCTGTGGTCGTATGTATCGGTGTGTGTGAAGTTCATATTCATAATTAACTTTTAACAATTCTATTATAATACATATGATACCATTTGCAATAGGCAAATTATGTTACTAGGACAACCTTTTTATGCTTTCTATATTTTCTCGTATATTTTCTTTCGTCTTTTCATAGTCTAATCTAAACTCGATCCCAAACGCCTTGTTAATTGTACTTCCGTTAGGAAGCTCTACCCAATTGGTCGGGGCATTTATGATGTTTAATTTTTGTACTCCATTCACCTCATACTCGGTTTTACTGGACATAACAAGCGTGTAAATCTTGTACTGTTCGGGTACTTCGGATAGTTTCATATTTTTGTTGCGCCATTTTTGGCAATTTTTAACTTCTCTTGATTATAAAATTGAATGAGTTTACCCATTTTAGTTTCTAGTTCTGTCGGTGTGCTGATCTGCGGTGCATAAGGTCTACTAAGAATAGAGGGAAGCTGTGTGAGTAGGTTAGTCATTTTTTCAACCCCAAACTTCGTTATCATTCTTTCGAGGGAAGCTCGCTGTGTTTTATTCCCGAACAATCGTTCATGGTTAGGATTGACTTCTTTGAACATATCCATAAACTCATTTAGGTTTGCGACCTTGGTCGCTATATCTTTTGTAGTATTGTCTTTTGTATATATATCTTTTGTGGGTAACCTTTTGGTAACTAGTCGGGTGTCAGAAAGTACACTAGTCTGTAACCTTTTGGTAACGGGTGTACTTTTGGTAACTAGTGTACTCCATAAGGTGAAGTCTTTGTTGGGGCTATATGTCGTTGTTTTACCTAGTATATTTTTCTTCACTAGTAACCTTTTGGTAACTAGTCCACTTATGGCTTTGATAATATGCTTTCTTGACTTTCCCGTAGACTCTTGAAATTGACTTAGACTTATCCAATCATCTTTCTTATTGTATCCCCATGTTTTTCTAATCACAAAAAGCATGATCTGATATTCTGTGCCATTGAGATTTGCTTTGATTAAAGCAAGTAATATGTCATTATCCTCACTCCCCGAAGCTATACGTAGGTATCCACGTTCAATCTGCGGACTGTTCATAATTCAAAATTAAACTTTTAACCTGTTTCAGCAAGTCTTCATAGACAGCAATCATTTTTCTTGCGCTATCTTCAGATAAATAGTTCATAGGATTATTCTTGCCTATCTGTGCGTAGGTATACGAAATATGGTTGATTTCGTTCAGGTAGCCCTTTAGTTTCAGAAGTTTAGCTTGTAGTTCAATATCCATAATTCAAAAAAATGTAACAAAACAATAGTAACCTATTATTTCTGACTTGTAAAGAGGCAAATTAGCCTCAAAAATATCCTAAATAATGCATTGGTCTACAGCAATAAAATCCTCCCGAGCCACTTACGTAGAAGTTACTAGAGAGGTTGAAAAATAATACCACATAATGTACCATGTGTAAAATGAAGCCCAAATGGATTAAGCCTTCACGAATTAAAACCTACGACAATGCCTTATCGGCTCTCAAAATGATAGATAGCGGAAAACGTAGAGCAGAAAAATCAACCTATGAAGCTATCTTAACCCAAGTCTTTCAAAAATACATACGAAGCAAAGGGGATTGCGTACTCCGACAGACAGCGAAACGATGGACATGCTCATCAGATATTACCGCAGGACATGTGATATCAAGAGCAGTCAAGGAGTTCAAGTGGGACGAGAGAAACTGCTACCCACAATGCTCGGCGTGTAACAAAATGCACAACTATTATCCCTTTGTTTTTGAAGATTGGTGTAAGAGTCAAATAGGCGATGAGTTTGACAAAATGAAAGAAAAGGCAAGAAGATATGAGTTCTTTGATTTAGATTTAGAAATTATCAAAAAAAGAATACATGATCTGCTCATTCAAATTGGGTAAAAGGGTATTAAAATACCACTATACACAAGTATGATATACTAAGTTTATGAGTGATACCAAACCTTCCACTCCTGCCACATTTCGTGATGTCAATACACTACACAATTGGGAACACAACCCCAGAACTGTCACTAAACAAGGATTAGAGCGTCTCATCAAGCAAATAAAGAAACTTGGCGTATATAAACCATTACTCATAACCGAAGACGGAACAGTTTTAGGCGGTAACATGAGACTCCAAGCACTACAACAAATGGGAGAGAAGAAAGTATGGGTATCCGTAGTCAAAGCAAAGACTGAGGAAGAGAAGATTGAATATGCGCTCAGTGATAATGACCGTGTGGGAAAATACGAAGCGGATCAACTTGCTAACCTGATAGGTAACTTCCCAGAGGTTGAGTGGGCGGATTATTCCGTAGACATAAAAGAGCCAGAGATAGTCTCTGACCTTATGGACTCATTTAAGGAGGTTGAGGAAGACGAACCACCCGCAGTCGCAGAGGGCGAGCCTGAGAGTAAACTAGGCGAGGTGTATCAGTTAGGGCGACACAGAATCATGTGTGGGGATAGTACGAAGATTGAGGATGTAGAGCGGTTGATGGACGGCAAGAAAGCTGATATTTCTTTTACTTCGCCACCTTATAATGTAGGTCATAATTTGGGATATAAAAACAAAAAAAGCAAATATATAAATAGCAACGATGATTTGGATGATTATATAGACTTAATAGTTAAAAGCACTCAATTAAGTTTAGACAATGCAAAAGATGTTTTTGTAAATATTCAATTATTGGCAAATAATAAACGTCAGGTTTTACTATGGCTTGCAGAATTATCTGATAAATTCAAAGATATATTCTATTGGAAAAAATTGCAGGTGCAACCTGCAATGGCTAAAAATGTTGCCAATAGTCAGGTTGAAGTTATAGTGCTTTTTGGCAATGATAATAATTCGAGAAGTTGGGGAAATAAAGAATTCAGGGGTAATTTTAGTAATTACATAGAGACTAATTCCGCAAGCAGAGAAAACGAGAATAGCAAAATACACAATGCCACATTTCCTGTAGGATTACCCGCTAAATTTATCAAACATGGTTATACAGAAAATAGTATATGTTTAGACCTCTTCCTTGGCTCAGGCTCTACCCTCATCGCCTGTGAACAAACCAATAGAATAAATTTCGGACTTGAGATTGATCCCAAGTACATAGATGTTATAATAAAGAGATGGATGAAATTCACGGGACAACGAGCCAGCAAGATAATAGACGCAGACGGAAAGCCATGCAACATACCTGTCAAGTTTGCGGACGAATCTTTTATGGAATCAAAGACATTAACGGTAAATTTGGAAGTGAAAAAAGAAGATTAGCAAAGTATTGCTCGAAAGAGTGTTGGTCAAAAAGAGCCACTATCTATAATAATTGCAAGAACTGTGGACATGCGATTAGGACAACTAAGTCTGAAAACAAAACGTATTGCAACCTAGAATGTCGTAACATTGCATATAGATATAAGACAGGAGAAGAGTCAACGGCATGGAAAGGTGATAAGGTAAGTTATTCAGGATTACACAAATGGCTTTATACTAATTACGGAACTCCAGATACATGCGAGAAATGTGGATCCGTAGGGAAAAGTAAAAATATGAATTGGGCTAATAAAAGTGGAGAATATAAACGAGATAGATATGATTGGATGCGACTGTGTCCAACATGCCACAGGTTGCACGATGTGACTCGGAAGAGGTACGATAATCTCGTTAAAAACAGACAAAAAACAGACAAATGACAAATCACAATCCAGTATCAACATCATTCAAACCAGGACAATCAGGCAATCCAGGTGGTCGCCCTAAAAAAGAATGGACATGGGCTGGGCTTCTTGAAAAAGTGGGCGAGGAGACTGAAGTAAAAAGTGGTCAGAAGTTCAAAGACCTTGTATCAAAACGTCTATGGATAGATGCAATCAATGGGTCGTTAGGCGCACAGAAGGAGATTATGAATAGAATGGAAGGTATGCCTAAACAATCTACAGAACACTCAGGGTCAATAGCAATTCCGATCTTAGGTGGTCAAACAAATGTTCATACTCACAACAGCAACGAAGCGCCTGATGAAACTCCGCAAGAGAATTAAAGGTATTGCCGGTGGAGCATCAGCAGGTAAAACAATCTCAATAATCCAAATCCTCATGGATAAGGCGCAGAGCGATACAACGCCGACTCTTACTTCTATAACTTCAGAATCAATGCCACATTTAAAGCGTGGAGCGATGCGAGACTTTCTACAGATCATGGAGCAACACAACTACTTTGATCCTAATAGATGGAACAAGTCAGACTATACCTATACCTTCCCCACAGGTTCAAAGATAGAGTTCTTTTCACTAGATATGCCACATAAGGTAAGGGGACCAAGACGACAACGATTGTTTATAAACGAAGCAAACAATATTCCACACGAGACATTCGATCAGCTTGAGATTAGAACAGAGAGCGAGATATGGTTGGACTGGAATCCGACCAACGAGTTCTGGTTCTATACAGATGTAATGAAAAGAAGTGACGTAGATTTTGAGATACTCACATACAAGGATAATGAGGGGCTGCAACCATCGGTTATAGAGTCTATAGAAAGACGTAAAGACAACAAGAACTGGTGGTTAGTATATGGATTGGGACAGCTAGGAGAGGTTGAGAGCAGAATATATAAGGAATGGCAGATAGTAGACACTATCCCCCACGAAGCCCACCTAGAGCGATATGGGCTTGATTTCGGGTACTCCAATGATCCGACAGCACTAGTGGCAGTCTATAAATATAACGGAGGACTCATATTTGATGAGATAACCTATCAGAAAGGATTATCAAACAAGCAGATCGCAGACATACTGCAAAACCAGACTAAAAAAGCTTTGACCATCGCAGACTCAGCAGAGCCGAAAAGTATTGATGAAATTATGTCGTACGGAATCTCAATACTTCCTGCAAAGAAAGGTGCTGATTCTATTCTCCAAGGGATTCAATATGTTCAAGAGCAAAGATGCAGTATAACGAAACGAAGCATAAACATAATCAAAGAATATCGTAACTATCTCTGGCTCACCGATAAGGATGGTAAGATTATAAACGAGCCGTCACCTATATATAATCATAGTATGGATGCCATACGCTATGCCGTTAACAGTTTCAGAGTCATTGAGGACCCGACAGACAGACTGCCCGAGGAACACCTGTTTGATTCTGACACGGGTATGTACACTTGATGATAACCAATTTGTCCATACCAGACCATAACAAACAAGCTCATATTGATATAGAGAAAGAACTATTGCGTCACCAAAATACATGGTTTCACTTTGAGATACGGTGTAGTAACGGAAACATAGTAGACTTTGTTACCAGGGAATATGTTACCTATGAAAACCTTGAGCCAAAGCAAGAACCTACTCCACATGATCGTTGAGAAGGATGCCCAGACCTTGCGGTATGGCACCTGTTCCTACACTGTATGGATTAAAGAGAATGGAGAGCCTGAAATCAAAACACTCAAGGTTAGCAAGTCAAGACGCATTAAATACAAGTAGCCCTTGACACAGTTTGCAGATATGATAGTCTTTGTTAGTCTTTGAATGTATAACAAGCATTTACGACTCCCACGAGGGAGTCTTTTTTTTTATCTATGAATAGTCTATCTTCAAGCATACGAGACTTCCACAGAGAGTCTGATGATTACTTGATACAGAAGCGAGATAAGTTCGACATGGTTGAAAAGTTATTCTTCGGCATACTTTCAGATAGTATTTCAAATAGGACAAGAAACAGAGTCTTTGACCACAAAGTATCTACAATGATTTTGGAGTCAGAAGCACGGGTTATGGCTACCACCGGAGTCGGAAAGGTTAAAGCTATCAGCAAGAACGACCAAGGATCTGCAGCGCTCATGAACCTCATTCTTGACAAATACATTATCCCAAACGCAAATGCTCAGTTTCCTCTTATAGTCAAACATAGGATGATGCACCGCAACAGTAAGATATATGGCAACTCCTTTGCACTTATCGACTGGGATGTTAAGCGCAATGGTTATGTTGGACCAGACATGTGGCTTCTAGACATCAGAAACGTCTTCCCACAGGTCGGAGCAGTCTCACTTGATGACTCAGATAAAATCCTCATACGAACCTACCGACCCATCTCATTTTTTGAGTCACTTAAACCACAACAGGGATATAAGAATATAGACAAGGTTATCACCCAGCTTAAAAAGAGGTCGGGCAATAAGCAGTCACGAGATGACGACCAAAAGACCATACGTGAGTCAAATGAGTATCCAAACTCAAATGCGAACAAAAAAGCAGGGTACCACGAGGTGCTGATGATGTTTGAGAGAGATAGATGGTCATATGCGGTACCAGAGGTCGATTACGAGATTATCAAAGACCAAAAGAATCCAAATGACGATGGTGAGCTTCCGGTGGTTAACAAGTATGGTATTCCTCTCGCTGATGATTTTATGGCACTCGGGGACACTGAGAGAGCTAAGACAATGGCATATGCGCTCAATAGTTCTTGGAACCTTGCATTAGCAAGCGCTGAGATGTCACTTTTTCCTCCAGTCGTTATCAACCAAGACGCGGTCATCAAGTCAACTATCAAGCGTCAGGCAGGTGCTAACTGGCTTGTAAGAGGCAACATCAACAACGTAGCCCAAGCTCTGCAACTCTCACCACAAGGCATACAAACGCACCAAGCGGTGTACGGACTTGCAAACGCCTCACTCCTTAACCTATTCGGCACAACTGACACCACAGTGTCTGAGACGGTGGACTCGAATTTTGGTAAGACTCCCGAAGCATTGAAGCAACAGTCAGCACGGATGAATGCACGGGATAATTGGGATAAGTTCTATGTGGATTTATACATGGGACAAGTCAATAAGAAATTCATCAACATGATGAGCAAGAAGCAGTCATCGGCAGTCCAGATACGCATGTTTGCACCAGAGATAAGAAAGCTGGCAGACCAATATCCTGATATGGCAGAGATGTATGATGAGACGACAGGAAAGCTAAAAATAAACAAATCCAAGACAGGCTCAGTACTCTATGACTATGAGTTTGTGAGTGGTTCATCATTTGCCACAGATCAACAGAAACAGTTGGAGAACCTACAACAGACATTCGCATGGCTTTCAAATCCCCAAGTGGGACCATACGTTGAGCAGAGGCTTGAGAAAGAGGGCACAACTATTAACTTTACTAAGATACTTACAGGGATACTATCTAAAAACACAGAGAACTGGGATGAGATGATAATCACGCAAGAGAAAGACACCCCAGGTGCAGAACAGGACCAACAGATAATTAATCAAGCTAATGAACAGTTTATGCAGATGGTTCAAGGAATGCAGGGTGAACAGGGAATGACACAGATACCACCACAGCCACAAGATGAAGAGGCAGTGGTTCAACAGAATATGCAACAGTTTCAGCAGATGGTAGGACAGATGCAACAAGGTTAATAGTTTTTTTAGGTTTATGCTCAAGCCAGTAGCGGTTGATACGGTTATGGATATATGGCACGAGAAGAAAGACAAGCGTGTGGATTCTGAGGATCAGATGATGTTAACGCTTTCTAACTCAAAAGGATGGAAAGTGCTACGTCAGCACATTGAAAGCCTGAAGATTGGACTCGATAGGAGACTATCAAAATCTGTTTTAGAGAGTGTGAGTGATACGCAAATCAAAACAGATGCGCTCTTCGCAGTGCTTGGAAAAGACCTTTTGGACTCGATTATAAGTAAGGTGGAGGATACCGCTTTAGCAGTTGAGCAGATTAAAAATGGAAGAGCAGAAGATTGAGGATGAGGGGGAAGTTCTTAGGAAAGAATATGAGTTCTCTCCTGGTGCCTTTTGCAAATATAGGCAAAGAGGACCATACCTGATATGCACAAGCTGTGAGATTCAACATGCAGTCTGGATAGGGATGGATAAGATAATGGTGGGCGAGGATGACAACGGAAAACCGATTGTGAAGTCAAGGCAAATGCTTTAGGTTCTAAAGCACTTGCGTATGGCTGGGCAACGTAACGCTCTGATTAACAATTCTAAAATCCGCATGGATGAAGAAGCCAAGGCGATAAATGCACGAGCTGAGGAAAACAGCTCACTAGAAACGCCACCTAGTGAAACAAACGCACCAGAAGTTCAGGATGAGTCGGTACAACCAGAGAAAACTGAAAAATCTACCGAGGAAACCGAAGCAGAAGGTGAGAAGAAAGTGTCAGGCGCAGAGAAGCGCATACACAAGTTAGTAGATGAGCGTGACCAAGCACGTCAACAGGCTCAAAGTTTGCAGTCTAAGCTAGCGGAACTAACAGCAGTGCAACCTGCGGGCATTAGCCCACCATACCAACCAGCACAGGGTGAAAGCTCTGGCGGGGAACGAGAGCTAACGATTGACGACCTGCGAACCATTGCACGTCTTGAAGTCGAGAAGGAACGCACTATATCAAGGATTAACCTTGAGGCAAGTGAGGTACTTCAGGCACATCCGGAACTTGATGTAAATAGCGACAAATTTGACGCTGACATTAACGAAGCGGTCACTAGTGCGGTACTTTTGGAAGTTCAAAGAGATCCAACACAGTCAGTAAAAAAACTGACTGAAAAGTACCTCAAACCATACCGCAAAGTGGCTGAGAAAGCCATTGGAGAAGAGAAGAAAGTCCTCACCCAACAGGTGAATGACGAAGCTCTCAGACCCAGCACTGTAAAACCTGCTCGGAAGTCTTTTCAAGAAAAAACACTTGAGGAGATGGAAGCAGAATTAGAAATTGTACACTAGTCAATGGCAGATCTAAACACAACCGCGACTCTGTCACCTGAGGTAGCAACGTACTACGAGAAAGTCTTTCTTAAAAGGGCTGAATACGAGTTCGTTCTTGCTGAAGGTGGTCAGAAGCGCACCCATTCGACTGGAGAAGGTAGAACTGTTAATTTCACCAGATACACACCTCTGACGATTAACACTACCCCTCTAGGCGAAGGTTCAAATCCTTCTATAAGCAATATCACCGCTAGCACAATATCAATGACACTCTCTGAATACGGTCAAACCGTTCAGGTGTCAAAGTTCTTGTCTCTTGTGGGTATTGACTTTGGTATGCGTGAGAAAATCCAGCTTGTTGGGCAAAACATGGGAGAGACTCTTAACCGTCTTGTCCGCAATGAGCTCGACAATGGTACGGCGTTCTTTGCAAACGGTAAGAATACCTCTACCTATGCAGCGTCTGATACCTTCTCCTCCTCAATGATTCGAGGTATGACTCGAACTCTGGAACTTGCGCAAGCAGCTCCTTACGAGGATGGTTACTTTATGGGCAAAGCGTCCCCACAGTCAAAGTATCAACTTTTGGGAGATACGACATGGGTAAACTCTAAAACCTACTCTGATGTGAAAGGTCTTTACAAAGGGGAAATGGGTGAACTGTATCAAGTTCGCTTCCTCTTGAACAAAGATTACTCGTCAGCCGTGGGTGCAGCCTCTGAAGCCTCAGTCATTGCAGCGTTTAATACGTATGTACATGGCCGAGATGCTTTCGGAGTCTACGAGCTCGAAGGTGACAAGCCGAAACTTTACATTCTTCCAAACATAGTGGATGGAAGTTCACCAGCAGGAAGAATTAGTAAGATTTCGTGGGCAGGTAGTTATGCAACAAAGATTCTTAATTCAAACTGGATCGTGGTTGCTAAAACTCCTACGAGTTAATCTCAGTGGGGGGTGGTGTACACACTGCCCCCCGCAAGGTTTTATTAGTTTATTTAGGATTATGGACAGAGAGTACGACATTCAAGAGCTTATAAAAGCATACAAACTTGCAGGAAGTGATTCTGCAAGGCGGAATATCTATGAAACAGCATTAAAGATTAGAAATGAGTCAGGCAGAGTGAGATCCATGAGAGAGGCGCTGATTAGGGCACACAGGAACAATGATATTGATGAGATAAAAGATATCCATTACTACATCCGTAATAAAAGTGAGTATAAATAGAACAGGCAGTCAACCAGCAAATACACCCCCAGCACCTCAGATAAAAGGTGACGGAGTTCAAACACAAGATACTGATGTTCAGCCCCCTTATACAGAGTATGAAAAGGAGTTTAAGCACCCGTATCTCGTGGAACATTTCGGACTCGGTGACTCATGGCAAGACAAGTTTGGAGGATTTGATAATGATATAAGAACGATAGACAATTACTTGAAAAACAAAATAGAGCAAGGAGAGCTCAAAAATGATGTGGAGTCAGTAAAAGAGAAAATCAAGAGCATTTATAAGCTCTGTGGTATAGATAAGAATGAAAGAGTTACTATGCAGATTGAGAAGCTCTCAGCATATATAGACTTCCTCAAGAAAACAGACCACATTAAATTAAATCACCAAAAATATGGCAGACAGAATATCTGAACAAACAGTGCTTGAGAAAGTGTTTGACCCTCTATCAGATACACTTGCAATAACAAACTATGGATTTGACGGAAGCACGGCTCAAGCAGATCCACCAAAGGCAACCAATCTTAAAATAACAAAGGTTGGCGATGTCACATATGTTGCAAAGTCAGCACCAGGCACAGCACAGGGCACTGCAAAGTGGCAGTGCAAGAAGATAGATGGCTCGGTTGTGGGCACAACCCTCATAACATTTGCAGATGGCAATGCGGACTTTGACAATACGGCGACTGACCTGACTGCTTTGACATATAGTTAGAGTGTGATATAGTTACATTTAGGTTTATTTAGGTTTATGAATTACATACTAGGTGCCAATGGCTTCTTAGGGAAACATCTCAGCAAAAGAGTCAAATGTACTCCTATCCCCCACGCAGATATCCCTGCCACAAAGCTCAAAGACTTTGAAAACCTCTTCTATCTTGCTTCATACGGAAACCTTGTTCACCAGACTGACATGAAAGAAACCATAAAGGCCAACGTGCTAGATGTGGCTCATATTATTGAACAAGCAGTGCAACATGACTTCAAATCGTTCATATTCATAAGCACCTCCTCAGTTAAGCTAAAAGTCCAAACCTCTTATTCACGAGCTAAACGAGCTACTGAGGAGGTTTTACTAGCCTATCTTGAGAGGTATAATAAGCCTATCTGCATAATTCGCCCCTATTCAATAACAGGTGTGGGAGAGCAACAAGAACACCTAATACCAACCCTTATCCGATCTTGTATGACCGGAGAACAGATAAACTTCGTAGGACATCCAACGCATGATTTCATAGATGTAGACGATGTAGTATCTGCGATTGTCAATCTGTCACAAAACTCTGCACGAGGGATATTTGAGGTTGGAAGTGGGAAAAGTTACAGCAATAACCAGGTGCTTGACATTGTGGAGAAGGTGACAGGTAAGAAAGCCAATGTAAACAGAGTAGAGTCCATGAGAAAGTATGACAATACAAATTGGATATCCACAAACTATAGAGCCAGAAGTTTTGGCTGGTTACCTCAAAAGACGTTAGAAGTTTCAATTACCGAGATGGTAAACGCTTATGAATAAGAACATATACGACTATCTGAATAAGAGGTTGAAGGTTGTGTTCGTTAGTAAGAGAAATTCGATCATCAAGAAGATAACAAAATCGGATGTTTTCATCAGTGTAGCTCAACCAAACTACGGCATACCGATCAGCAAATTGATTAAAGGAGAGATGGGAAGATTTTATGATTTAAGAATAGTTTTAATATGAATCAACTGGAAAAAAGGATCATTGACTTGTCTTATAAACACAAGCTCTCCCACATCGGAAGCTGTCTATCAACCGTTAATACCTTAGACAAAATCTACTCCATCAAAAAGAAAGACGAACCACTTATCTTATCTAACGGACATGCGGGACTTGCGCTATATGTAGTGCTTGAGAAATATGAAGAACACAACGCTGAGGAGCTCTTAGAGAAACATGGCGTACATCCTAATCGTGATATGGATCATGGTATCTGGTGTTCTACAGGCTCACTAGGACACGGGGTTGCTATCGGGGTGGGTATGGCTATGGCTAACAAGAATAGAAACGTATATATCGTAACCTCAGACGGTGACTGTGCGGAGGGGTCAGTTTGGGAGGCACTTGCGATAGCAAGGAAGTTTCAGATGGAGAATATCCGCATATCACTGATAGCCAATGGCTATTCTGCCTATGACGAAGTAGATATAACAGATCTTGATAACCGTATCAACTCATTCTATCCAACACTAACAGTGCGAACAAATCTCTATGCCTACCCCGACTGGTTACAGGGGCTACGGGCTCATTATCACATTATGACCGAAGAACAATATATGGAGGTAATACAATGAGACGCACCTTTTTCAAAGAGCTCCACAAGGCCATGACGCTAGACACTGATATCTTTGCGCTCACTGGTGACTTGGGGTATGGCGGATTTGACCAAATACGTATAGATTATCCGAGCAGGTTTAGAAACTGTGGAGCTTCTGAGCAGGCTATGTTAGATATAGCAGTAGGTCTTGCATTGTCAGGGAAGAAACCTTTTGTCTACTCCATAACAAACTTCCTTATATACAGACCGTTCGAGACACTCCGGACATATATCAACGCAGAGAATATCCCCGTCATCCTCTGTGCTTCAGGGAGGGACAATGACTATGCCCACGATGGTATATCTCACCAGAGTGAGGATGTAAGACAAATCCTTGACTGCCTTCCTAACATAACACAGCACTATCCTATGGACA